AGTTAATTGTTCCGTCTGATACTTGCTGACATACTAAAGATGTTCCACCGCACATACCTAAGTGAGTTAAGAACTCTATCTGAGGTACACTAAGTCTATCACCAATAGCTTTAATCTCACAAGCAATGAACTGACCATAGTTCTTATGATAACCTATGATGTCAGGTACGCCTTTCTTACCTATAAACGACCTTCCTTTGACAGCTAGGTTGTTATTCCTCCATACTTCATAACCTAAACTATCTAAATAATCTATCATCATCTTGGTTAAGTCACTTGCGGTTTTGTATGTCATAAGAACGAAATTAATGTATTTAATCGAAACGAATCATTTCCTGAGTTGGTACTTTTACATATCTTATGCCCTCAACTATCTTTGTTTTACCCCATTTAAAGTATCTTCTTGCCTTTATTCTAAGCATTTCAGCTCGTATAAAGTAGATTCTGTCCTTAAGGTCAAAGTTGATAGCAAAGAACTCAACTCGTTTATCAGCTATACCACTAGGTTTACCATTATCCTCGTATTCAAGCCACATATACTTTTGTTTAAGGGCTTTTGGTTGTTGAATGACTAATACCTTAGTGTTTCTAGCAAACAATAACAATGCCTGGTAAGTGCCATCAGCAGCCTTAGCTTGTTCTATGTCGAACTTACGAGTATTCTTATAGTTCCTATTTAAGTCCACTTCTTCTTGGTAAGTTTAGTTGTCTTGCATAAGAATAAACAGTCTTTGTACCCATACCAAGAGCTACGGCGATGTCTGCTATATCATCATACTTAGCAGTGTCATGCCATGCTTTAGTAATGATGCGTTTCTTCATGTTTTCGATGTTTAGGTCTTCGCCTTCTTTGTATACAACTTCAGGGTATCTTTCTTCTAGTAGTGTTATGTTTGTGTCCATGTTATTTGGTTTTTACTATTTCAATTAATTTTTTAAGACAAGCAAGTTCCGCTTCTTCGTATGTATTAAAACCTCTTTGTATAGGATTATCAACTCTTGCTGTGTATGTAAAGTATGTTATGCAAAAGCCAAATGTTTTGTCATCATCTACAAATAAGTCTATATGATAACCTTCTTTCTCTCTAAACCATCTAAATGCTTGTTGGTAGAGTGGTGCTTGTATATTATATTTTAAAGGCACTCTTATACATTTATAAAAGTCTTTATTTTTTTCTCCTAATGATAAAACAGGCATTAACATAGGCAATTTTTGATATGTTGCTATACATCCCTCATCAAAACCTAATTCTTTAAGTTCTAATGCTTGTTCATAAGGGATAAATTCTTTGTCCATGCTATTTGTTTTGTGTATAAGTTTCGTTATAATAATCTTCAGCTTGTATAGGTTCTGAACTATAAGAATCTGCTTCAGTTATATAATAATCGTAAGCGTGTCCCCAACCTGCAAAATGTGCGTCTATTATCTGATCTTTTTCTTTTTCAAGATATACATTGACAACTTTCATTTTATCATTAAATGAATATAAATGCCAATTTATAGAACACATTTCATCAATTAATTCTTGCATTGCTGTTTTCATAATTTATAGTTTAAAGTCTTCAAATGTGGTTGTTTCTCCAATAAATCTTACTGGTATGTTCCCTGTCCTACCATGTCTATTCTTTTCTACTTTAACGATAACTAGGTCATCAGGATTGTATTCCTTACCACCTATTTCTACAGGTTCTTTCATTTCGTAGTAAGATGGTCGCATAAGCATAATAACAATATCAGCATCTTGCTCAATACTACCTGATTCTCTAAGATCGGACAACATAGGTAGCTTATCAGCCCTTTCTTCTACCTTTCTAGATAACTGCGATAAGGCAATAATAGGCACTTCCAACTCTTTGGCTAAGGCTTTAAGGCTTCTGCTTATTAAACTTACTTCCTGCTCTCGGTTTTGGTTTGATTTGCCTTGTCCACTCATAAGTTGAAGATAGTCTAGGAATATGACCTTAATACCATACTTCTGCTTAAGAATAGTAGCCTTAGCTCTGAGTTGTGAGATACTGATACCACCAGTATCTTCTATGTAGATGGGTGCTTGGATTATCTTGTCATCAGTCTTTAAAAGTAGCTTTCTTTCATAGTCGTTCAAATTATTCGTTCTAAGGCGTTTTAAGGGCACTTGACTCGTTATTGACTCTAACCTTTCAACTAACTGTTCGGAGCTCATTTCGAGGCTAAAAATAGCCGTAGGGACGTTATTTAGGATAGCTAGGTGGTAAACACTAGAAAGCATCATGGCTGTCTTACCTGCACCAGGTCTAGCAGCTATTATACATAGATCAGGTTTACACCATCCTGCTATAGTATGGTTTAGTTCCTCAAATCCTGTATTAAATCCTAAAAGTTCGCCATTACTAGCTTTATCCCTAGCGTAGTTGATAGCTAAGACGATGTCTTCTATGCTTTTTTCATAGATATTGCCATATTCTTGTAAAGCTATAAGTTGACTATTTAGCTCAGAAAGCAAAACTATAGATTCACTATCGTTGTTTAAACATTGATTCTCTGCAATCTTAAGTACTTTGTAAGCTTCACGCTTCTTGTACATCTCAATAACAATCTCGATATGGCTGTTGATATGATGACTAGAAACTACGTTATCTGTTAGTTTAGATAGGTAGAATGCACCACCCACATCTTGGATGTCCTTATCTTGGGAAAGTTTTTGAGCTACGGTAGATAGGTCTATAGATACGTTAGCATCGTACATATCCTTAATAGCGTTAAAGATTTTTTGGTGCTTAAGGTCGTAGAATATGTCAGTTTTTAGATGACCTATAACCAATGGGATAGTTCTTTTGTCTAAAAGCAATGCCCCAAGTATGTTAGATTCAATATCTAAGGCTTTTGGTAGGTTTATAGCTATCATAATGCTTCTATTTCGTGTTTAACTTCTTTAAAATATTGTGTTTGGTCAAAGAATCTAACTTTATCAAAAAGTCTAAACTTTCTTTGATATGGCTCTATTTCTATTATTTCATCTACTACTATTAAAGCACATTGTTTTTGATATTCCATTATTCCTTCGCAATAGAATTCAAATTTCTCTACCAATTCTTCTGCTTTTTCTTTTGGTGTCATATTTGTAGTTTATAGTTTATCAATTTCTTTTTCTAAGTCTTCTAGATATTCAATAGGTTCTCTAACGCTATTTTCTAGTAAATATTTTACTTGTCTAATGCCTATTAAAGCAGATTCAACACATTCTACCCATTCTTGGTCAGTAGTGAACTTATTGTATAAATACTTTTCGTATTTTTCTACTAATTCAACAGCGTCTTGTTTTGTTGTAGTTTCTCTCATTATTTAAGTTTTATTTGTGTAGTTATTTTGTTTGTAGGTACGTTATTATCCTTATTAAATTTCACATATCTTCTTTGCCAATTTCTTAATGTAGCTTTCCAATCTTTCATAGTAGTACTGCCTACTACCCATCCTTTAGAATCGTAATAATCTAAAAAAGAAGACGAATCAAAAGTGAAAAAGTTTATTTCCTTAGCATATTCTTCTAACTCACTAGCCGTAGGCCTTATAAACTTAGTTTTCTTAATATTTAATTTACTATTAATTGTATTAGTATTACTTATAGGGGCACTTTGACCGACTTCGGCATTTGTAGAACTCGGTAAATTTTCATCTCGGTTAGCAGGTGAATCATACACTACATGATTCCATCCAGTAAATCTTCCAAGCTCATTTATGACCTTTACAGACAAGATATATTTCTTAGTTTGTAATCCTTTAAAAACCCTGTCTAATTGCCCCTTTGTGCATCCTAATCGTTTATATAAATCTGTTTTATAAACGACCCAATCATGCTTCATGCTTAATAAAAAAATAAGCAATCCTCTTTCTTCTAATGTTAAATTAACATTCCTAATAATTTCGTTGTCAATTGATGTAAATCTTTCTGTTGATTTACTCTTAACAATCATTCCTGTATTCATAAAATAAAAATGCCCGCAGATTTGCTGGTAGGACGAGTACCAACGCCTCTTTGGGCTAATGCTTTCTTAATGCTATCTCGTCCATAGCAGCACAAATATACTATTTATCTCTAACTATCCTAAAAATAACATCTCTATTATTGTGCTTGAATCTACGCTTTAATAACGGATTTAAAGCCTTCTTTATTGCATCTTGTGTAATATTAGTAGACCTAGAAGCATGAGCCATAGACTTAAACAACACCTCAGTCTTGTCATCTACATAAATCATCCTCACTGGTACTGAGTTCTCTAATCCTGCAATCTCCATCATATGTTCCTAAATTTACTAATAATTAATGCTGTTAAATAGATTATTATTGCTAATGGAACTGATACAAGTGTAAACTTTAATAGTTCGTAAGTAAATATTAATCTTTTCATATGTTATTTGTTTTGGTTTTTTCTATTATGCATTTCGCACATTCCATGTGGTTTATCAAAAAATATCATTCCTTCTGTCTTATCCATATCCCAAAATGCAGTACAAGCAAACCCCATACTTTCTGAAATACTTCCTTTACCTTCTCCTTTATTCATTGGGTGTTTAAATAATGGTATTTGTCTTGTGCAATTACAACAGCAATTTCCTTTCCATCCATGTTCGCAATCCATAAATTATTTGTTTTTAAGTATTTTAATTAATTCCTTTAAACAGTTTAGTTCTGTTTCTTCATAATTTTCTACATATTTGTCAATGCTAATTCCTAATTTTGGTATTTTATAAGTATATACATACCCATCTTCATAAGCTAGTTCAGTTGCTTCTATATATGAAGCTAGATTATGTTCTTCTCTAAACCATCTGAATACTTGAGAGTATAAAGGTGCTGAACATATACCATTACCACTAGCCCATGTATCAATGTCTGAATTTCTATTCGGACCATCGTCTTCAAAAGTAAATTCCTCACCTTTTCTGTATGTGCAAAATACATGCTCATTAAATCCTAGATGTTTCAGTTCCAATGCTTCATCAAAATTTATAAAATCACTCATGTTTTGTAGTTTAAATAACCACCCCAAGTTCCCGAATTACTATTTGGTTAAAAATATTAATATCTTGAGGTGGTATAAGGTTTTTACTTCTTTAAGTTAATCTTAAATGTTGTTGTACTAATTCTAGGAGCTGGGTGTATGATTTCCCCTGTTTCAGGATCAGCCATAGCTGTTGGTAAGGTTCTAAGCATCTTTTCCCTTTCCTTAAGAGCAAACTTCATAGACTCTAATTGGTCGTTTAGTTTATTCCATGTATAGTCTTGGTCATAGATATACTTAACTCCTGACTCAAACTTAGCCATTTCGCTTCCTAAGACCTCAGCTTTGCCTCCAGGATACTTACTAAGCTCATCTAGTACCAACTCCTTTAAATCGGCTCTAATGCCTTCTAAAAGCTGTACAACAGCCTCTGACTTAACGAGTAGTTCTAATGGTGATTCACCTGTTTCAGTAAAGTGATTAACAATCTGCGACTTAATTAGTTCAATGCTAAACTTAGTAGGCTCAATAGTACTAAGTTCTATTTTAGGTAATAATTCTTGACTCATATTATTTTAGGTTTTCTTTTTTCATTTTTAATACCTTCATCAATGTTTCGTCAGAATCAAACCAATGCTTATGTGTAAAATAAACGTCAGTTAATTCTTTTACTTTAGTGCATTTTGCAATTTCCATCATTAATTCTTCTTTAAATATTGGTTTTTCTTCTTGTTGCTCTTCTATAATTTCAGCTACAACTGTCTGTACTGGCTTTGAAGGTTTTTTAGGGTCTTCATGTACACTAGCACCAGTTTGCACTGTCGCAAAATCCATCTCCTCAGCAGGTGTTGCCTCGAATCCAGCAGCTTTCATAAGCCATGCTAACTGATTACGGAATGCTTTACCTACTGCTCTAGTCTGTGCCATAGATAAGATAGCATACTCATCAAAGAACTTCTTACTACCTTCTTTGTTTGAACAGATAGCTATACCTACTGAAACTAACTTATTGTCTTGGTATGATCTAACTTCACAAGTAGCCATGTACTTAATCTCGTTATCACTAGATAAGTCTTGAACACTTGTAATGATTGGGAACAATCCTAATGAAGCTCCAGCCATCTGCCATGCTTCTACGTTACAATAGTCCTTCCCTTTGATGTTAGATACTAAGTGTGCTTCTTTAACGAATCTTTTAAGTTCGTTAGATAAAGAAAGCATAGAGTCCTTATTTACCATGTGGTAACTAGGTGCTTGAATTTCGTTGTTAGTTGTTTGTAATTCCATTTTTTAATTGATTTGATTGTGTAAAATAAGTTGCTTGTTTGATTGGGTACTCTTCCCACATCTTGACCATAGCTTCCATAGTTTCATAACTTGATTGGCTATAGTTAATGTTGTGGATAATTTTAGCGACAAAGATTTTTTTGTCTACTTCGTTCATGTGTGCGAATGTTGATAGCATATGTTTTAGTTTGATGATAATATTAAAAGATTTTTATTAGCTGTGTTTAAGCCTAAATCTTGTTGTACTTGCTCGTATTGAGCCTTATATAGCTTCATAAAGCCTAAATCATTCTCGAAGGTTGTAATGCCATGAATAACGGTAGTGTGATCCCTTTCGAATACTTGTCCTATCTCTTTTAGTGTCATCGAAAAATAACGTCTAAAAATAAAGTAACACATATTCCTAGCGAATACCAACTCCTTAGTTCTGTCGGGAGTCAGTATCTTGTACCTATCTACCTTCATTACATCGCAGACCTTTCTAATAACCTGCTCAAATCTTACTTCTCTTTGTTTTAGTCCTGGCATAACGTAATAGCTTATTTTTGTTGCTCCCATATTTGGTTTTTAAGTATTTCTAGTTTCTTTTCGTAGAATGTTTTGATTAACTGCGTCATCTCATAGTCATTGTTCTTTAATCTTGTTTCAATGATGTAGCGACTATAGCCTGTAATCTCCATAATCTTCTTCATGTCCCCATACTTAAATAGGCTTCTGTAATCTGTGATTTCTAACATTTGTTTGTGTTTTATAATTTTAATTTTAATTTACATATATCTTTTACTAATATTTATAATTTCATTTTTTACATCAATCCAAAATTTTTGTTCTGAATCAAATGTGCTTAATTCTAACTCTTCTGCTGCTATATAAGCACATCTAAAGCAATATTGATTAATAAAAGTTTCTATTGATGCTCCTTCATATATTTTTTTATATGCAGTTCCTAAGGACATTTTTTCTATTAATTCAGCAGCTTTTTCAAATGGAGTCATGCTATTTAGTTTTAAAGTGATTGATATGCCTGTCTATGCCGAGAACAGCCGCATCTAAAGATGAATAGTAGCTACTTCGCCAGTAATACCATTTGCCATGTAGGATCTGATTGTCCCAAGTTATATACATCCCTTTGTAGGTGTATTGTTTTGACATTCTTCCGTTACTGTTTACATAGGTAAACTCTTCTTTGATACCTTTTTTCTTCTGTTCTAGGGTTAGTTTCAGCATTGTTATGGGTTTTTTAGTCCTCTTGCGAGGGTTTTTGATAGTTTTTTGTTTCTAATATTTGTGATGTCCTTAATGGTATGCCATTGCTTAGGTTTTCAAAGATTGCATAGGCTTTGTCCTTGTCAGCATTAATAGATCCACTAATTAAGACACCTTCTTGCTTTGTGTAGTAAAGTGTGCTACCTAAGATCTGGTCAGTTTCTTGTACAAATTCGAATTTCATGTTTGTTTGTTTTATTGTTTAATTATTGGTTTCTTCTTCTTCTTCTTCATCCTCTTCCCAATCGCAATGTTCTAAGCAGTCAGGACAAATATCTATTTCAGGATAATTGGTATGAGCTCCACAGCAGGTTGAGAATGGCATTACTTGTTAAGTTTTTGGAGTCTAGTAAAATAGGTTTTTGGATCGCCAATCTTGGCTTGTTGCATATTCCTTTCGTATTCTACAGGGTGAATACAGGTTTTTGTCTGGTGGTTGTAGTAGGCTTGTTCACCTTTCTCGATGATTGTGCCACTAATACCGCACCGCATTTTGTAGCTGAGTGTAATTAATTCGTGCATGATGTTTTGTTTTAGTTATCGGTTGTAAAATTAGGGAGTTTTTGCAAATATTTAAAAGTTTTTTGTTAAAATATTGTTAAAGGTTTGTAAATTCTTCTTCACTGAAATAAACATTTTCCTGAGCACATAGCTTAGAAACTTGGATTTTTATGCCGTTTATAATAATTTCATCGTCTTGACTTTTTAAATGTTTTTTTAGTTCAGGGAACATAACAGAAAAAGTAACAATATTTACCATTGCGTACTTTATATCCTTATTTAATGTTAACGCTTGATCTATAAAGTCTAAAAATATTTTCTTATCGAAGATTTTTATATCCATAAAAAAGATTTTTGCGGAGTTTTTGCGGGTTTTTTGTGGGGTTTTTGCATAGGGTTTTTGGAGGGTTTTTGTCTGCAACTGATTATTAGTTGCATAGTCAACTAATGGTTAAACATCAATGTTTCAACATGGATATTTTATGCCATATACTGACCAATTGCCTAGAATCAATTTAAACGCTATTTTAAGGCGTTTCTAGCCTGTTTAATATGTTAGTAAGGTACTTACATTAATTTTAAATTTTAGGGGCTTATTTCGCCTTATTTTGCTAAATATTCGATAAATAATAATTTAGCCATAATTTCAATTCTTATTTTTGAATCAGTAGCCTTTGCTATGTTTTCACAATCTTCGGTACTTAATTCTCCCTTGAATAGGCTAAAAATTGTATTCAAAAGACTTTTTCTTGACATCCTAGGAAGTCTTTTCCTAATTGTGTCTATTTTCTTTTGCGTCAATGTTTTTGTTTTTGGTTAAGATAAAAGGGCAAAAATGCCCCTTTATTTCGCTTAATTAAAGCTCTTCAGTTAACCTTTATTCAAATAAGCTCCTTTCATTATAAAAGGGCTTTGTATCGTCTAAAAATGATTCATATTTCATTTGTTCGTTTAATGTTTTGAATTTTAGTACTGAATAATCCAAATACTTTAATTGGCTTTGCATCTCTTCAATTAAAAGGCTTCTTTGCTTATTCGCTGTTAATTCAAAAAGCATCTGTAAAAGTTCATCTGCATCATAGTCCTTTAATAATGATTCGATCCATTTTTCAACTAATGCAGGAGTAATATTTTTATTTTTGTATTTGTAGTAATTCATAGGTAATAAAGTTTAAAAATTATAAAAAATGCCACTTTCCGTAAATTGGTATTCCATATTGTCAAAATGATCTGCTAAAAATTCATCTGAAAAAAGGTATTCATATTCGCTGTTTAAGATTTTCCAATAAAAGTTTAATACGTCTTTTTCGAATTGGTGCTCTAATTCGTTTAATTTATCTTCTAATTCGTCTTCATTTATTGGAGCTCCGTCCACATACTGCCAATTGTCGCAAAGTTCATCCCTTTCCTTTCTGAATTGAAAAGCTGTTTTATAAATATCGGCATCTGATCCGTAAACGTCCATAATTTTATCGGCTACCTCAATTTCAGACCATATGAATTCACCTTCAATTTTTTTCCCTCTATCTAGATCAAATCCTGTAATTCTTAATCCGTGCTCTTTTGCGTATTCGTATGTGTCTTGATACCAATAATCAGAAGTGCCAAAATCTCGGTATTTGTTTAATGCAAATTCTTTTGCTTTTTCGTTTAATTCACTGAATGAATATGTGTTTATTGTTTGTGTTTTCATTTTGTAGTTTATTTTAGGTTAATTAATCTTCACATACCAAATAATAGGTATCAAAGTTTTCTGCTTCTTCGTATGTTTCGAAAAAGTGTTCTTCACCATTCCTCATATTAGTAACTAAGTATTCCACGTCCCTTCCAAGCATTGAACAAATAGATATTCCATTTTCAAGGGCAATGTATACAAATCCTGAATGAGGATTAAAGCCGATACCATCTTCTAATATCTCTTCACCTATTGAAGCATAAGCCTCGAATACCTTCGACATTCCTAATGCCTCTAAATAGCAGAGGGAATGTGAATCAAATCCATTGATTGTAATTTGTTGGATGTTTCTCATAATGTTTGTTTTAAAAGTTTATTTATTTATAATATTTCCGTCTTCATTTAATACCTCAATAATATCTAGATCCTTTTGCGTATCAAATAAAAATTCATATTCATCCAAGTCCTCATAAATTGTCCCTTCATTCATTTGATCTCTTATGATTTGTTCTGCTTGTTCTAATGTTTCGGCTTTAATGTATTTTGTCGATCTTGTCCACATCTCAATTTTTTGATCAATATTGAAAGTGAATTCCTTTGTTTGTGTTTGTGTAGTGTTCATAATGTAGGTTTTATTTGTTTGTAATTTCTTGCCAAATTGTTTTAATAAGTGTAATTAATAAAGTACCGATAAAAAGGTACAAAGCAAAAGGAATAATGTTCATACTATTTGAATTTTAAGGTTAAGTAATCAGAAACTAATCTTGCCATATTAGACAAGACAATAACGAATAAAAGGAATTGAGATCCTAATAAAATGGTGCTAAATGTTTGCATAAAATTGTTTGTTTGTTTGTGTTATTAATAGGACATAAAGATATGTACTATATCAATACAAAGTGCAAATATTTGTAAAAAATTATAAATTATTTTTTTAGCTATTCGATATGTCGAATATATAAGTATAAGATATATAAGTATAAATTGTTGAATTAGTAATTTAATATTATATTAATTATACTATATTATAGTAGTAATATTATATTACTATTTTAATATACTATTATAGTAGTAGTAGTATATTAATATAATAGGTCTACCGTTTTTTACTTTTGCCCTTTCTATGCCTTTCCAATCATTAAATTAATCCCTTAACTTTGGGCAACCAGATCAACCAAAATAAACCAACCAATGAATAGGAGAGAGCAGCATATAATATATATTATGTTAAATAGGAGGGGACTACCCTACCCCACCCTACCCCCTACCCTATTTTTTAGCGTAAGGAATAGCAGACCTGCCTTGTGCCCCCCAATTTTCTGATATAAAACAAAGATTTTAACATTTTTAAACATTTGACATGAATTACTACATTACACTAGCTTATGCCATGAAACAGATTAAACGAGGCAAAAGAATGCTTAAGAGAGCTGCTAAGACTAGAGGATTACGTAAGATATGTCGAACACTAAAACGAGGATTCTAATGAAAGATACATTTGGTAAGAAGGAATACACTTGTAAATGTGGTACAGTAACTGAAGGATATGTTTGGTTAAGTCAAATCAAGGATACTCAGTTTGAATGTACTAAGTGTGGCAAATGGCTTGGATATGGAGAGTTAAGCCAGAAGAAGGTCACTAGCATTATTTCGATACGCACACCAACCAAAAACCGATAATATGATAGGAGATTTAATTTTGTCAATTAAGACATTTTTTGTTCAATTATTTTGTGTTCATAATTACAGAAGTAAAGTATGGTCTAATCAGCATACCATTTGCACAAAATGTAATAGATTAAAATAATTAATATGAATGCACAGTTCAAAGAAATAGCCAAAGAGGCTTTTATCATAGCCTATAAGGAGAACTTTGGGAATATTACGATTAGTTGTGAGGCTTCTGGGATAGGAAGGACTCAATACAAGACTTGGCTGAAGGATGACCCTGAGTTTGCTAAGAGATTAGCTGAAATCGAGCCTGAGGAGATTATGCTTGACTTTGGCGAACAAAAGCTGATGGAGAGGATTGCTA